TTAGCCTCGTCTACTCTCCGCACTCTTGAACCAAGCTCTTTTAGTTTAGTTTCAAGATCCGCAGACTTGACGATACATACATAGCATCCGCCGCCATTGTATTCGACTCTATACATATCTAACTCTCATATTATGGTGGAGCTGGCCGGTACTGCCCCGGCGTCCAGAACACCTTTTTCGTTGCTTCATACAGCAATAAAGATATTTATACTACAGTTGCTTGGTTGCTGTCAAGCACAATGTAGTCTATACGGTAAAACAGCCAAGGGAATAGGGCCTAAGGCCCTATTCCCAATGATAATATATTATACTAGTTCTACAGTAAAGCTAGTAGTGTGGTTGTTTGCGCTGTTGTAGGCTTGGCGAGCAGTTTTTGCTGCCTGCGTTACAGAATCTGCTTTATAGCTTTCATAATCGGCTTCTGTGGCAAATGTGCGCTCAACAACTTTTGTCAAATTGTCTGGTGACTTTTCAACGCTACGAGTCATTTTACCAGCATTTTCGTATGCGTTAGTAAAATGTGTACGCTGTTCTTCAGTAAAGGCATAGAACGGAACGCTTTCGTTTGGGCGAACAGTTGTAGCTACGGTCTTGATAGGCATTTTATATATCTCCTTGTAAAGCCCAATAAGGCTTAAATCGTCAAATTTATTTATGATTTAACTAACATATGATACCACTTACGGCTTTCAATTTGGTATAGTTCAGTGGCATTTTCAAAATATGAAATTACCGCATTGTAATTATTTAGTCTTCCAGTGGTATTTGCTATTTTGTTGCTGAAAGCCTGCATGATTACAATTATACGGTCTTCATTGAGCTCAAGTCTGGGTTTTTGCCACGAAAAATTGATTAAATCTGCAAAGAAGAAATCAACTAAATGCAAAACCTTAGGGCTTACAACATTCAGCTGAGTCACTGCATTTGCACCAAATGTAAAACAGAAAAGTTCATTATTTGTTTGCAGTTCCCTAAGAATACGCTCTCTGAGCGCAGGGTTTTCAGGGTACTTGCCACCTAGTGTTACAACAATAACATCTGTCCATAATGGGAACAGTTTTTCCATATAAAGATCTCCGGCTTCATCTGAATCCAAGAGAGCAACATATCTAATGTCAATGTTATTGATATCTTCGTCTGACAACATTCTTCATCTCCTTAATAAGTGAAGGATTAAATTTATGGGCCATTGGAAGCTGAATGCCACTTTTTGCCCAGTTCCACGGTCCAGGGTCTACATAATCCTTGATAATATCCAAGCTTAGTCTACGAGTTTTTCCGTTGTTAACTTTCCAAAGACCAGGTGTTTTAAAAATTACATGGAACAAACGATAGTCAGCAAAAGGGTGTATAAAAGAACAATTCTTTAGCTGTGAATAGTTGTAGACTCTATGAGAACCTTTATACTTGTATTGTAAAAGTTCAGTTCTGTTTATAATATCACCACCGGTGTCAATTTTAGCCCAAGTTGTTGCACACCACAAACTGGTGTCATCCCATGCTTTTTTCCTGGTAGGATGCTTTGTTAAATTTTCCTGCCAGGCTTGTTCGTGTACTATTGAGGCTGTTTTAAATCTCCAGCTATCGGCCTTGATAAAAAGTTCACCAATCTCTTTGTAAGTGGCATTGGGTCTTTGAGCCAATAGCGATGTCATTGTTTTACCAAACCTGCTGCCAAATAGCTGATCACCAACTTCCCCTGTAAAGGTTGGAAACCTTGTATAGTCGCTGTCTAACAAGGAAGCATATTTTTGAAATATATTAGGCTCAAACCAAAACCCATCCCAAGTTCTTCCAAGATTTTCGACAAAGTCGCTATCCAATGGCAAGCCCCGGGCTCGCTCAATGACTTCGGGTGTAATACCAATATAATCACCTAGGTTTAGATATTGAGGATTTAAATTATAAAGATTTGCAAGATATTGACAATCAGGGCGTTCATCGCTGACACTGGTATCTGAATACAAACTGAGAAGATTGCATCTATCTGTGCGATTTAATTTTCTAATAAATCCTAATAGGCAGTTACTATCTGTGCCTGAACTCCATAGTAGGTTAAATTGGTCTCTGGTATTTTCTTCAACAATTTGTTCAACAATATCTGCAATGTCCCCTTTGGTAATTGTTGGATCAATGTGATGAGTATTTAGATCAATGTATGACTTTACACTAAATTTATGTTCGATGTGATTTTGATCAAAGTAAGTACCTGCCTCAAGTCTTGAGATGTAATGGTTAAAGGTCTGAGTGCCTACACTACCTCCCCAGAAAAATCTTGTCTGGCAGTCAATTGGCCAGTTGAGGTGTTGGTCAGGACAAGCGTTGTTAATTTCACTGTAAATATGACTTACAAAGAATCCTTTGTCGGTTCTAGAATAGAACAGGTTAGTAGTAGGCATATGATCTACTGCACCAACAATGCGATTTATATTGTAAAAGACAAAAGCAAAATTTCCCTTAAGATTGGTTGGAAATCCGCCATCGTCTAGGGTTCTAAAAATTGAACTCAATGAACGATCGAACACTCCTGTATAAAACAAATACGCATTGTTATTTGAGTATCCAGGTTCTCGATAAAGTTTGAATTCAGGATTGCTGTTTAAAAATTTAAAATTCATTGTTATATCCAACTGGTAACCACTGTTCTTTACTTAAGGCTTGATAGTCGAGCAAGCCATCCAAAAATACAACACCACGACGATGGTTAACAGCATTAGCGCCATGTAATATGTCTACCTCATTGATAGCAAACACATTGTTTTCAACATTGTAACAATGCTGTTTACCGTCAACTTCAATGATTGGTTCTCCGTTGTTACCGGGAATCTCAGTGAGCGGCCATTTCAATGTTAGATAACGATTGTACTCCCAATGCACATTGTTTTCAGGAATGTGTAAGTCACTGGCCGGACCCGGTGCAAATTTTTCTTCACCATAATTGTTTTTGACTACTTTGTCGGTGTGCAAGGGAATTGCACTACCTGGCTTCTGTACTAATATCAATACACGATTAAACTTGACATAGAGGTGTTTGATCTGTTCAACATACTTCTTTAGAATTGGTGTGATAGGTGTGTCTACCCATTCCCATTCCAGTCTTGGATCTAGTCGAGCTGCCCAATTTATCCAGTTTGAATTTAAATTGTTTTCATGTGCAACAAGGTCAATGCTTTTTTGTGTTAGTCGAGTAATTTGTACTCGTCCAAAATAATCAGTTTGATCGTATTGGTCTCTGTCATCATCCCAGACCTGAACTTGCCCACTCCAACTGTTGGAGTTTTCATACGCATAGTCAATGATAGCCTGCTGGTCACTAGATGATATAGTATACGGCAGTCTGAATAGTATTGGGTGCTGTGGATCTGTAAATGATCTCATTGGGTTCTTTACAAAAAAATAGGGAGGACATCTGTTGCCCTCCCTATTTAGTGGGTGAAAAGCTATCAGTTTTCCAACTGTGCTTGTGAGTTTTTCTTGCTGAGCAAGCTAATCACAATAACAAACGCAGGTACAATTACCAGGGTGGTAAAGAATCCTGTCATTGCCAGGTCCTGAATTTTAAAATAAGAACCATAGGCATACATTGGAATACCAACAATAATACCTAGCAACATGCCCCAGAATAAACCAGTGCTGTTCACAAGCTTATCGGCTGTTAGTGCCAAGAGGCTTGGGAAAAGAGTTGCAATACGAACCATGGCAATGATCATGATCAGATACAGTAGTGTGAAGCCTGGAATGTTTACTAGACCAATAACTAACAATCCTACCAATAGCATGGCAATGCGACTGAACTTAACTGAATCAGTGTTACCACCAAACTTTTCGTGCAGATCGTGTCCGGCCAAGCTAGACAGTGATGTCAACTGGCTATCTGCGATACTGACCATGGCAGCAAAGGCTGCAAATGCAAAAACTACCACCAACCAACTTGGCAGCAATTGCCCAATTGCAATCACATTGACCATTTGTAGTGCGGGGCCTTCGACCTTGATACCAGCACCAGCGGCAAAGAAACCAATACTACCAATCAGTAAAGGAATACCAGCAAACAGTAGTGTAGCTAGGCTAAATGTTTTAAAAACCTTGTCCTGTGGAACTGCAAACACTCGCTGATGGAAGCTGTTGTCTGCCCAAGGGTTAGCCCACTGACTAAACAAGGTGATTAAACCGTAGCTGATGAACAGAGTCCATGCTTCTGGAGTTCCCCAGAGGCTAGTGTACTTGCCTGAAGCACCGTTGATACCTGCGGCAAGAGTAGCCCAACCGTCTGTTGCAAAAAACAGTGACGGTACCACTAGCAATGCTGCCAAGGCCACTACACCAAGTTTAAATGTTTCAGTGACAATGGTTGCCTTCAAGCCCTTGCGTAGATTGTAAAGCAAGGCCAGTGCTGTCAATACCACTGATGCTACAGCAAAATCAATTCCAGTTAGTGTCTGTACCAGCTTGGATGCGGCAAAGATATTGAATGTCAATACGCAGACCACAAACATTACGAACAGAACTAGATAAACTCCCTGTACTCTACCACCAAATCGTTCTTTAAGGTATGAGCTCCAGGTAAAACCGTTTGGTGCAAGATTTCTAATTTTTTGAGCGAATGGAGCAAACAAGAACAATGTCAATATATTCATTATTGAAAAGTAGAATAGCCCAGGCCATCCCCACTTGTATGCAATCTCAGAACTCAAAAAGATAGCTCCTGCCCAAATCCACGCGGCTGAGATACTAACAGCACCAATTAGAGGGCTAACTCCACGGTCTGCTAACAAATAGCCTTCTTTGGTTGACGACACATTCTTAGTGAAAAATGTTGTCAACAGATACATTACAATGCCGTAACCGACAAATAGTAATGCTCCTTCAAAAGTTGAAAATAATGGCATAGGGATTCTCCTTTGTACGACGATACTTATAGACCTGCAAGTTTATATTTTAACCGTTTTAAACAAACTTCAACAGTCCAAAAATGGTACCATCTTCGTTGCTGTAAGCAAGATAGTTTACATGTGGGTCATTGGCAATATTGCTAGAACCAAACCAGCGGTCTTCGCGTTCTTGTTGTGTGACTTCGATCCATTGCCCGCTGCCATCAATGACATCGCCAAATGTGTCTGGGTCACTGGCATCAGTATATCTATTTAGAACCCATCGTTTAGTCACGCAGGTTATTGGATGGAACCACCACACTTCTTCATTGGGTGCATTAGGCGGTTCTTCGCCTGTGTAAACTTTATTTTCGGCTTGGAAGTAGATGTTAGTCCCTAACGGATTGCTTAATCTTCTTTCTAGACCTTCGTTGCCAGCAATACCATTGGCATCTTCCAATAACTCAAATGTTTCCAGTCTACTTAGACCAAGATTAAACTTTACTACTTTGCCGTCTTGTAGTCTAGGCGTTAGGTCTGCATTGACATAACAAATATAAAATTCAGGCGCTATTGAAGCAGGGTCAACAGTTTCACCGTCAACTACAAAGCCCCCGATGTCAGAACTGGGTACGCCAAATGTATGACTATAGCCGCGTCTTAATTCAACTGTTGGATTGGCATCCAAATATGTGTCTTTTCTGCCATTGATGATTTGTTCGCTTTGAACACCGGTAACACCCCAACATTGACGATCTTGGATCCAGACAAAATTAAAGTTGGTCACTGGAGGATTTTGTTCTGCATCTAAGATTGGATCACCAACATCGTCGGCTGGGTCGCCTGTAATCACTGTGGACTCATAGCCTATTAGTTTTCCGCAATAATCGTAGATAGGATCTTGTTGAGCAAAGAACGGATCCTGCGGTGTTAGTGCTGTTACTGCCAAGGCATAAACTTCAGGACCAACTAGCCCTGGCCAAATATTTGTAGTAACAATGCCATCTGTCTTGACAGGATAGCTTGCTGTCTTTCGTACATTGCCTACTATTGCATTGGCTTGATTTGTGGCTTCTTTTAAATTTGATGTCTCAGATGGTGGATAAGGACCGTTCCATTGACTTGATAAGGGAGGTGGTGGTGCCATGGTAATAACTGGCACTGGTGTATTTGCATTTGATGCCCCAGCGGGCACTAAACCGGCTTGAGCAAAAGTTTGTCCTGGCACATATGGCTTGCCTGTTACCAGATTTGTTTTGTGTCTGAAGTCGGGGAACAATTGACGATTGATCGACTTGTTTAAGGCAGTTCTAATACCTTTAACTCTGTTTATCAATCCATTGACTTTTTGTCCAGGAATATCTGCCATGCGGCCGCCATGCTTTTGTATGCTACCTAAAATACTTTCTGGATTATAACTACCGGTATTGATTCCACCATCACCGTTTAAGCAAAGTTGTGGCTTGGCCAGTCTTCCAATGTCTTTTAAAATTGAATTCATTTCCGCAAATTCAGCATCGATGATTTGTCCCAGTACATCTGGTATCTTCGGAGCCCTCATTGGAATTTTACAAAGACCATCAAGTGCCAACAAACTTTGAACTTCGGCAATTGCGCCATTGATGCGATTTAAGGTATCTTTAATTCCTGCTAGGTCTTCTGCGGCCTTGAGTTCGTTTTTTAATTCTTTGAGCTCGTTTTGTAAATCTTTAATGCCTGGTAGGCCAGTGTTTTCTGTGATTAACTTGTCAAGGTCGGCTTGGATACACAAAAGAGGTCCCTTGAGCATGTTTGCCAATCCGCCAAAAAGCAAAGCACAAATAATGTCCTTTAGTGGTTTATTGAGAATCCCTTTGGTCGCAACTTGTACGCCGGGTATAACTGGAATAATTGCCATAGTCTTTTACTTATGCCCACCTAAGGTCAGGTGGTAGAGCAGATCCGCCTCGTCCGCCGCCATTTTGGTAAGGTGCTTTACCGGTTCTAGTAACCAATACTGCTACACTTGCTGGACTAGATCCGTTATAAGCCACATGGACCCATCCGCCTTCAAATATCAATTGGCTGTAAGGTAATCCACTACTACCGATGAATTTAAAAAGTTGTTTGGCACCTTCTTCGCGGCCAGCACCTAGTAATTGAATGTCTGCGGCCTTGCCGTAAGTATGGTCACCGTTTCCGTTTCCGCCCAATTCTCTATCATAGGATGACGGTCTAAACCCTGAACTAATTGTCATGCCTGGAAACTGTGTTTTAACTTTGTCAAGTATATTTTGGCAAAGCTTTTGCCAATTACAAGCCACTTCGGCTTCTGAGCAACTGCCCCCTTGTGGCTTTCTGTTCATATGAGCAAATTTAAATTTTTCACTGCATCCTGTGTCCCATTGGGCATCAGTGTAAGTTGTGCAGTCTGTTAAATCTGTAGGGGGCTGATCACCTGGTGGCGGTTGTGTGGTTTCACCTGCGCCCGGACCCATGGCAGCAGTTTCGCCAGCTCGCTGAGCCTTATTATCAGCATAATATGGCACACCGCTGGGTGTAGTTAGTACATTGCCGGAACCGGCTGGTTTTGCATCACACATTAAAAAGCCTCCCATGTATTTATGGAAGGCTTTGTTTAACAATCTAAGCGTACCACCTTGGTAATGCCGCCCAAGCTAGGAACCCAACCACCTGGGTAACTTATGGTTACATCCCCGTCGTTGTTAGGGTCTCTAACCGGAGGCGTTGCCGCTCGACCAGGCATTTGGTTGCCTCCAACAAAGGTATATCTACCATTGTTTGCTGTGTAGCAAAAACTGACATGCCCGGACCCCCATAATACAAGATCTCCTGCTTTCATTTCGCTTAATGGTACTGTTTTATAATTTGGATCAACACTACCGCTGCCTAGCTTGTTTGCAACACTAAAAGCATTGGCATCTCTAATGTATTTCATTCCGCTTTGTTTCATGGCAAAGCAAACAAATCCAGCACACCACGGCGTCTGATCACTGGTATAATATGTTATACCAATGTCTCTCCACATGTTGATAATGTTTGGGTTACTTGGGCGGCCACCTTGACCAGTTTCTCGCCAAGTACCTGTGGTTGCTTCACTAAGACACTTGGCCAGGAAGCCTAGTACATTTGGCTTTCCTGGTTCGCATTGAGTTACTGGTTGGTCTTGTATAGGAGGAGTGTCTGCGACTCCTGGATTATTGGGCGCCGTACCTGCTTGTACATTCTGAGCTCGTGTAGGAGGAGGCGCAGTTCTGCGATATGGGCTCTGATCGGCTGCAATTGGTGTTGGTGGCTTGACAAACAAAGCTGACCTAGGTGCTCGTGGTGGTGAACCAAAAACACTATCACCAACAAACACATTTGGACTTCCTTCGGCTCTTGCACATCCGCTTTCGTCTTCGTCGCCTTCTCTGTTAACAGGTATTCCGTTTATAAAAACAGTCTGGCTTCCATTGGCGGTCTGATCACTTTCAACATCGCTACCATCAATACTGACTAACAGCTCATTGGCGTATACGGTGCCTTGAATTACTTCCGTAATCTCACCACCACACTCATTGATGTCTCCTAGTCGATGTACTGGTCGTGTCACGAATCAAACCTCATCCCAGCTGGTGCCGAAACAATACCACTCATTGCAGAAGAATACTGTGTAGCTAATTCTTTTTCTGTGTTTGCAATGCAAACCACCAAAGATTTATTAAATGCAACATCTCTGGCATTCTGTGGATTAACTGTCATAAGATATGGAACCAAGGCTGGTTTTCCATTTGGGCCAGCTGTCAATGAAACTGGTCTATCAATGACATAGCTGGTGGCATCATCGCTTTTGTATGTTCCAATAAGCTCTTCACCTGAACTCATTTTTAGTGAAACAGTATCGCCTGGTTTTCTAATATTAAGAAGCATTGTTTTCCTTTAAAAATTTATCAATTGCTGGACTACCGCCTATGTATTGCCCTTTGTACCAAAACTGAGGGACTAGATTTGGATTGTGCCCTAGTCGATGTTTCCATACTTCAAACACTCGCCGAGTACCAATTTTAGTTACATCATAGATCACAAACTCATAACCAGCTTCGTGTAATTTGCGAATAGCAGTCTTGCATGATTCGCAAAACTGCATGGTATAAAGTTCGCTTACCTCAGAGCTTGAATCCAGCGAAGGTATTGCTGTTAACATCTTGCTTGATTCCTCCAATAACATAGGACTCAATTTCTGTTTCCTGTGGTGCTACTTGCAATCCCTTACTACTGGTCCAGTGTTCTGTCCACGGTAAAGGATTATCGTTGGCACTACGCCCATATCTAGCATCAAGTCCTAGACCTTTAAGCCTACGATTAGCTATGTATTCAATGTATTGGTGCAGAAGCTTTTCGTTTAATCCTACAATGGCGCCATGACTAAAAAGATAATTAGCCCAATCTTTTTCTTCTTCGACTACTAAATCATAAATCTCTCCAATGGCGGAAAGATTTTCATTGGCAATCACTTCCATCTCAGGGTCATCGCCTTTGAGCCAGTTTTTAATAATATGGCTGGTGATACTAAGGTGCTGACTTTCGTCTCGAGCAATAAGACTGATAATCTTGGCCGAGCCTTCCATCTTCTTCAACTCACCAAAAGCAAACGAGCAAGCAAAGCTTACATAGAAGCGAAGTGCTTCTAGAGCGTTGACATTGACCATGGCCAGGAATAACTTTTTCTTAACATCTCGAAGTGTTCCTTTGCCAGTTACTTCATAGAGCTGGGCGGCATTAATAAACTCATCATACGACTTGGTTACACTTTTCGC